AATTAATAAGCTATCATTAATAGGTTTCAATCCTTTTATTTCTTTATTTCCGCAGTCTTTTAATGCTAAAAAAATCATAGCTATTAAAAATAATTCTAGGGTAACTCTGTATTGTATTTTCATATTATTTTTTATTAAATAAAGTTATTATCCAAGCACTGAATAGAATTAACAAGGCTATTGGCAAGCCTATCATTATCTCAATTATTATCCAAATGTAAAAAATTAGTTTTCTCATAATTCTGTTAATTCGTATGTGCTATTCTTAGTTTGAAATTTAATATATTTATGTCTTTGTTCTATTATTTCAGTTATTTCAGTAGTCATCCAACCGTTGTCTAATAATAAAGAACGACCTACTTTAATATCATTATGACTACAATTATAAACATCTTTATTCCATTCAATGTACTTAACTCTAAATTTACCAACTTGAGTTAAGTCATCATTTATTCTTTTTAAGATAAATTTAGGTTTATAATCTTTTGGGTTACCTACTACATCAGCATTATATTTATCGTTCATAATCCTTTAGCTAGTTTTTTAAGTTTATCAACATCATAAACGCATACAGTAACCGATTTCTTTTTAATCAATTTCTTTGGAGCTCCTGCACCTTTACGTTTGCCACCAGATAATTTAGGTTTGCCGTCTTTTTTTAATTTTGCCATTAGTTATTAAATGTTTCTTTGTAGTATTGTTCTGCATTCATCATTGATATATGACTTGTTTGATAAGCATCAATTATCTGTTGCTTCTCCATTTCTAAAAATTTATGAAAGTGATTAACAAACTCTCTGCCTTCATTAGAATAAATATTAAATAAATGTGGATGTAAATTTTCTAATTCATTAAACACTTGTTGAACTGCTGTTTTTTCCATAGTAGTATTTTTTACAAATATAATCATTATTTTAATATAAAAATTTTTTATTCAAATTATTTTGTTATTTTTGTAAAATAAATACTACTACCTATGAATGTAATATCACTTTTTAATGGAATGAATACAGGTCGCCAAGCACTCGAAAACGTTGGCATAAAAGTAAATAAATATTATTCAAGCGAAATTAAACCTTACGCAATTGAATTAACTCAACATCACTTTCCTGACACTATTCAAGTAGGCGACGTTACTAAATGGCGAGAATGGGATATTGATTGGCAAAGTATTGATTTAATATTGAGTGGGTCACCTTGTCAAGATTTATCAGCAGCTGGCAAACGTGCTGGAATAAATGGTAAAAAGTCAAGTTTATTTTTTACATTTGTTGAAATATTAGAACACGTAAAAACAGTTAATGCAAATGTATTATTCTTACAAGAAAATGTAGGTAGTGCAAGTAAGTTAGACGTTGGTATTATGAGTAGAGCTTTGGGTGTTTATCCTGTTAGAATAAATAGTAGTTTATTAACCGCTCAATTAAGAGACCGATATTATTGGAGTAATATAAAAACAAGAGAAACTATGTTTGATTTGGTTACTGATATTCCACAACCAACTGATAGAAAAATAATGTTTAAAGATATTATAACAGATGGTAGAGTTGAAAGAGTTAAAGCATTAGCATTATTAGAAAGTGAAAGTAGGGCTGTAAGAAGTCAAGATGGTATTAAAAAACGTGCAGATAGACAATTTATAAATATGGTTTATGTAGATACTGATAAACATGTAGCTTTAAAAATGCAAAATAATAGAAATAATCAAGGTAGTCAAGAAAGTTTAAAACATAGAAATAAAACGACTGGAATGATTACTTTAATACAAGAAAATGAATTAGTTAGAACTGTTAATCAAATTGAAATGGAACGTTTACAAGGCTTTCCTGATGGTTATACTTCAATATTATCTAAAAGTAAAGCAGGTTCATTACTTGGCGACGGTTGGACGTTACCAGTAATTGAATATATATTTAAATTTATAAATAAATAATAAAATGGAATTAGAAACAATAAACAATTTAATTAAGGCAGAATACGATACAATGCGAGACTTTGCCATTGCTAAAAATATTAGTTACAACGGATCAATATTTAACTCCGAATGGACTATTAACATTGATGGCATTGATAAAAGTAAGCAAGTTGAAATTGGTATCATTGCAAGATGTAACGATAAAATTTCGAGAATTCAAAAAGTAGGCTTAACAGGTTTTAATGAAGATAACCTAACTGATTTGATAGGTTACTTAATGCTTTTAAAAATACATAAAAATATAAACTAATGGAAAATTTAATGGTTACAATTTCAGGAGGGCGTAGTTCTGCCATGATGGCTAGACATATTCAAACAAATGAAAAATATAAAAATTTTAATAAAGTTTATATTTTTTGTAATACAGGAATGGAACGACCTGAAACCATTAACTTTTTAAAAAATATTGTAAAATATTGGAATATAGACTTAAAAATAATTGAGGGATTATATTCTAATAATCTAGGAACTGGTGTATCATTTAAATTAGTTGATTTTGATACTATGAATATGGATGCTTTGCCATTTTCTGAAATGATTGCTCATAAAAATAAAGGTATATTTACAGGACTACCAAATCAAGATGCTCCTTTTTGTTCCGAGAATTTAAAAACAACACCAGCAAAAAAATATTTTGATTCTATATTTGGAATTAATAATTACAAAAAAGCTATTGGTTTTAGAAAAGAAGATATGCCAAAAAGAATAACTTTTGCAGAGGCTAATAAGGATGAACAAAGAATATTCCCTTTATTGACTGATTTTAACTTACCTATTTCGCAATTAGACTTAAATGTGTTTTGGGATAATCAGCCTTTTAAATTAGAACTACATGGAATATATGGTAATTGTGAGTTGTGTTGGAAAAAATCAAATAAAAATTTAGTTGAAAATATAGTTTATGGAACACGTTTTATTGATTGGTTTAAAAATGAAGAGAAACTTTATAATAGTGTATCATTTAGAGGTCATAACTCAATAACTGATTTGATAAAATTAGCAGAACAACCTCAAAATTTAAAGTTAGATTTTGAAATTGAAGTTGATAATAGTTGCGTTTGTAGTTTTTAAAATAAAATAATGGAAATAATATATTTAATAATTAGCCAGTTTACATTTAGTTTTAGTAGAACTTTGAATGTAAGATATACTGCAAAAGAAAATGTTACAATGGGAATTATAACATCTACATTAATAAAGTTAACATGGCTTGTTAGTAGCTCAATAGGAGTAAAATCAATTATTGATGGTAATGTAAAAATGTGTATTGCTTATGTAGTAAGTGGGTTAATTGGGGATTATTTATCTTATAAAATAAAAATATAAAATGAGTGATATAACAAAATGCGAGGGTACTAACTGCCCACTAAAAGAAAACTGTTTTAGGTTTACAGCACCTGGAAGTTATTATCAATCTTATTTTGTAGAAGTTCCGTTTAAAGATAATGAGTGCGAAATGTTTTGGGGTAATCAATCAGAAAATATATTTAAACAATTAAAAGATATAACAAATGGAAAAACATGAAGTAAAAGCAGTTACAATGGTAACAGAAATTAACCGAATGCTATGCAGAAATTGTACTACTGATAAAGTGGGAATTGAAATTGCTATTTGGCAATGTAAAGAATACAGAAATACTTTATATCGTCACAATCTTATTCATGGCAGAAGTTCAAATAATTTTGAAGAATTAGAACAGGTTATATTTTGGGACAAAGTAAAAGAATATTTAAAAACTTTACTCAGCAAATAAAGGGATGTAATTCTCTAAATAGTTCTTTTCAAATGTATCAAATTTATTAACAGCAAATAAATAACTCCCATCAGATAAATATACTTTGGTACATTCTTTTGGATTGCCTTCACTATCAAACAAAACATAACTTCTAAATGATATAATAACGGTTTCAGAGGTTTCTAAAGCAAAGTTAAACAACGCCCATTCTCCATTAGGCATACAAATAAGTTGCCCATCTTCGTTGAACTCCTGAGTTTCGTGTTTGTCGATTATCCTAAATTTGAAAAGTGCCATTACTTTAATTTGAATTTATTAGTTGAATATGCAAACCATTTATTACAATCTTTACATTTAGCTCTTTGTGTTTTATTACCTAAAGAACTAACTCTAAAGCCTCTTAATTGAATGCTATCACTTCCACATTCAGGGCAATCACACTTAACGCCGGTAGCGTGTGTTTTAGGCTTCATATATTTATTTAACTTATCAAACCATTGCTCTAATAAATTAACGTCCTGTTTGCAATATTTAATCATTCGCATTAATGCAGCTTGGTTATTTTCTCTCCATACCTTATGCCACAAATTAGGCTCATTTTCTAATTTTTGACCTAAATTAAAATATTTACCAATTGAGTCTAAACGATTAGAAGGTAAGTTCAATAACTGCCTTGCTTGTTTTAATGTATCAATACTTTTAAAGTCTGGCATCATATCAATATCATGTATCATAGCACGAGTTCTAAGCCACTTTGTATCAAACCTATCTGAATTATGTCCAACTATTTCATCAGCTTTGTGCATTATTTCAATGAATTTAATCATCATTTCTTTATCGCATTGGTTTTTATCCCATTTTAAATAATAAATTTTAGGCGAGTAATTCCATTTATAACAAATGCAGATAATCTTTGCGTCTTCAATAACGTTACCATAGTTGAGGTTAGTTTGGTAACCAGGACGCCAAAACCATCCTAAACATGGCGAAGTTTCAATATCAAAGAATAATCGATTAATAGCCATAATTTATAAGTTTTCAACAAATATAACTATTTAATTTATATTTGTACTATGATAAATTTAAAAATAAAAGCACTTAGTGTAAACAAAGCATTTCAAGGTCGTAGATTTAAAACACCTGAATATAATAAATTCATTACAGATATGCTGTTAATATTACCTAAATTAAAAGACGTTCCAATAAAAGATATTTGTTTAAAGATTGAGTTTGGATATAGCAGTAAACTCAGTGATATTGATAATGGTTTAAAAACTTTTTTAGATTGTTTAGTTAAAAAATATGGCTTTGACGATAGATATATTATTGAACTATTTGTAACAAAAAAGATAGTTGAAAAGGGTAAAGATTATATTAAGTTTACATTTTATTAAATTGGTATTCAATAACTTATAAATAATTTGAAAATATATTTTTTTATTCAAAAGTAATTAAGTAATATTGTAGAATATTAACCAATTAAATACTATCACATGAAAACAATTTATGAAGCTCTACAAGAGTTTAAAAAAACAAATCCAATTCTTAAGCCGAGATTGTGCCTTAATGAATTAACAGGTTACTACCTTGTAACATTAGCTTTCAGTAAAGCGTATTGTGAATCTAAAAATCTAAAAGTAATATTATGAGTGAAATAGAATTACAAACTCAAAGGGCTTTAATAGTTTTTTGCTCACTTGCAAAGGTACAATCAGAAATGTATACATATTTTTTAGGACGTTTTAAACATTTAGAAAAGCAGAAATTTAATGATTTAATTCGAGCTTCAGATATGTTTATTAAAACTTTAAAAACTAATTTAGATGAGCAAAGTTTAAATGCAGTTGAACAAATGGATGAAAATTTACATAACTTTATTTATACGCTAATTAAAAACGAGGAATTTATTGAACTTAAAAAATAATATTATGCTAACAATAACGAATGAAGACAATATGCTTTTAATGGCACGTTACCCTGATAACTATTTTGATTTAGCTATTGTTGACCCACCTTATGGGATTGGAGCAAGTAATGAGGGTAGAATATCAGGAGAATATACAGTTAATTTAGGCGGTGTAAAAAAGAAAGTAAAAGCAAAAGGATATACTTCTAAAGAATGGGATAATAAACCGCCATCAAAAGAATATTTTATTGAATTAATAAGAGTTTCAAAAAACCAAATTATTTTTGGAGCTAATCATTTTATTGAATTAATACCAAATGCAAATAGTAGTTGTTGGTTAGTTTGGAACAAGAAAAATGGGGATAACAATAATGCTGATTGTGAATTAGCTTATACAACATTAAAAACAGCAGTTAGAATGTTTGATTGGAAATGGAACGGAATGTTACAGGAAAAAATGGGAGATTTAAAAGAAGAAAGAAATCACCCAACACAAAAACCAGTAGCACTTTACAAATGGATTTTAGATAAATACGCAAAAAAAAACGATAAAATACTTGATACGCATTTAGGCTCAGGAAGTATTGCAATAGCGTGCCACGATTACGGATTTGATTTAACGGCATGCGAATTAGACAAGGAATATTTTGATAAGGCTATGGAACGAATAAGCAACCATACCAACCAACAAAAATTATTTTAAAATAAATTAGGATATTAAAAAACAATTTACTATCTTTGTGAAAGTTAAGGTTTTCGGGAACCATCTAAATTAACTAACTTATTAACCCATTGCCAGCGGAGCCCGAACTCCAAAGGCATGGGTTTTTTTATTTTATAAATATCATGAAATACATTAAAAGATTATCAGTAGTTCCATTTATATTTGGAATGTTATTAGTAACACATTTATTTTTTGTGTTTAAACGAACCTATAAATTTATTTTAGAAGGTGGAGAATTAATTATAAACGATAAATAAAATGGCTGAAAATAAAAAATCATTTGTTTTATATTGTGATCTAATTCACACTATTGAAAAACTACCAGACGATAAAGCTGGATTACTATTTAAACATTTACTTCGTTATGTAAATGACCAAAATCCTATAACTGATGATTTATTAGTTGAAATTGCATTCGAACCAATTAGGCATCAACTTAAAAGAGATTTATCAAAATGGGACACTAAAATTGACAAACTTACTGAACAAGGGCGTTTAGGTGGCATAAAGAGTGGCGAAGCTAGAGCTTTAAAAAAGAAGCAAAACGAAGCAAATGCTTCAAAAAACGAAGCAAACGAAGCTGTAACTGTTAATGTTACTGTTAATGATACTGTTAATGTAAATGTAAATGATATAAATATATCTTTTGATGTTTTTTGGAATCTTTACAATAAAAAAATTAATTCTAAGGATTGTGAAAGTAAATGGAATAAATTAAAAGATATTGATAGGCAGAAAATAATTGATACATTGCCAAACTTTTTAAATTCAATAACAGATAAACAATACCAACCGCATCCAATTACATATCTTAATCAAAAACGTTGGAACGATGAACAAAGCAATACAATTAAAAAAGAATATGAACTTTATTCTCAAAATGGAACTATTAAAATGAATTTAACAGAAATTGAATTAATTGAAAAAAAGAAAACAGGATTTTACAAAGAAAAACACGAAATATAATGGCAGATATCAAAGTAATTAACTTAGCGGATAAAAAAGAATATACCATTGATGTTCACAAAAATGGAGAAAATCAAATGGTTTGCCCTGAATGTTCAGCAGAACGTAAAAAGAAAACAGATAAATGTTTCTCTTTTAACCTAAACAAAGGAGCTGGTAGATGTAACCATTGTGGAATAGTTTTAGTTGAAAATAAACCCTTTGAACCTAAACGCACACAAATTGAATTTAAACGTCCTAAAATAGTTGAGTTAAGTAAATATACTGATAACTGTTTAAAGTTCTTTAAAACACGTTTAATTAGCGAAAAAACACTATTAGAGTTAAAAGTTAGTGAAGCAATTGAATGGATGCCAAATGCAAGGGCAGAAATACCGACTATTCAATTTAACTATTTTCGTAATGGAGAACTAATAAATATCAAATCTCGTGGTAAAAATAAAGACTTTAAATTATTTAAAGATGCTGAACTAATTTTTTATAACCTTGATGCAACCATTGACAATGAAACAATTATAATTTGCGAAGGCGAAATGGATTCTTTAGCGATTTATGAATGTGGTTTTAAAAATGTTATATCAGTTCCAAATGGTGCAGGATTAGGTAAAATAAACTTTGAATACTTAGATAATTGTATTGATTCTTTTTCAGATAACACAAAGTTTTTATTAGCACTCGATAATGACAAAGCAGGTTTAAACTTACAAAATGAATTAGCAAGGCGTTTAGGTTTTGAAAACTGCAGTAAAATAACTTTTAAAGACTGTAAAGATGCAAACGATTGCTTAATTAAATATGGAATGAAAGCAGTTATTGATTCAATTAATGATGCTAAAGAGTTTCCAATTGTTGGTGTATTTAACGCCTTAGATATTGAGCGTGATATTTACGAATATTATAACAACGGTTTGCCATCAGGATGTGGAATTGGTGTTGGAGAAATAGATATGCACATTAAATTCCAGGAGGGTTATTTAACTACTATAACAGGCATTCCAGGGCATGGTAAATCTGAGTTTTTAGACTTTCTTTTATGTAGGTTAAATATTTCACATGATTGGAAAACAGCACTTTATTCTCCTGAAAATCATCCACTAGAACTTCACTTTAGTAAATTTGCAGAAAAAATTTCAGGTAAACCTTTTGAAGGTCAAAATAGATTTAGCATTACAGACTTACAGAAATTAATTGAATATCATGCAAAAAATTTCTTCTTTATTAATCCTGAAAATGATTTTACACTTGATAATATCTTAATAGCAGTTAGACAATTAGTTCGTAAAAAAGGTATTAAAGCATTTGTTATTGACGCCTGGAATAAACTTGACCATCAATATACTAATAATGAAACTAAGTACATTAGTGAACAACTTGATAAAATAACTAGATTTTGTGAGATTAATAAAGTTCATTGCTTCCTTGTAGCACATCCCACAAAAATTCAAAAGGATAAAAATACAGGAAAGTATGAAATACCCAATCTTTATTCAATTAGTGGCTCAGCTAACTTTTACAATAAAACAGCTAATGGTATTACAGTTTATCGAGATTATGAAACAGGAGTTGTTGAAATTTATGTCCAAAAAGTAAAATTTAAACATTGGGGACAAACAGGTTGCATACAAATGAATTGGGATAAAACTAATGGTAGATATTACAAAGGAACACCAAGTTATGATTCATGGATTAATACAATTGAATCAGTAAAGCAAATAGATAACACTAATTTTTTAAATGAAACAAGCGATTTAATTAACAATAATATAGATATTCCATTCTAATGAATACAATAAACAATTTACCTATTTGCCAGGTTATAATAATAAATGATTTAATATTTGTTATTTATTGTAATTAATTGTTATATTTACAAACAATTATGAATAAATCAAAATTGTTAGTAATAGGTGCTAATCATCCAATGTTAAAAAACTTAGCATTTAAGCTATGCAATGGTCGAGATATACATAATGATCTATTCCAGGAGTTCTTACTTTACTTATGCGAAAAGGACGAAGCATTCCTATTAAAGAAATATGAAGAGATACAATTTATAGCTTATTGCTCAAATATAATCAAAGGTCTTAACTCACACAGATACAGAGATTCTAAGTGTATTAACTCTAAAAATACTTTAATCGAAAAATGTAACTCTTTTGAAGTATTAGATTTTGAAATGTCAGAAAATAATTATAACTTTGATATTGATGATAAATTTGAAAGGACTGTTAAATTCATAAAAGAATATCCCGACAAATTTAAGTCTGAAATATTATTTAAGTCAATGGTTAGCAGCACTCGAGAAATAGCATCAGAACTTGGATTAAACCAAAGACAGTTAATTTATCAGAACGTTAAATTTAAAGCAGAAATTAAAAGAAAAATAAAATGATAACTTTCGATATTAACATTATAGAAGTTGGAGATACCATAATAACCGATTTAAATGAAAAGGTAATAGTTAATGAACTTAGCGATAATGAAGGTTGTTTTGTTATTGGAAATGTTAAAGGAAATGCTAAATACATAATTAAAAAATAATAAAATGAATACAACACTATTAAAACATTACGACTTCATTTGGGCAGTATCTAGGGACTTAATACGTCCTGACAGTTCAAACATTAAAGTTAAAGAAATATTAAAAGCATATCACGAAATTGATACAACAGTTGATGTATTAGTTGAATGCTCAACTTGTGTAAATATTTACAAAGATGCGTTTAAATTGATATTAGCTTATATTGATGCACCTATTGTTGAGGTTAAAAAATCTAAGAAATAATGAAACTAACATTTTGTGAATGGATTAAATTCCTTAAAAGAAATAAGTTAAATACTCCCGAATTCATTGAATTAAAAAAGCTATATTATTTAGCTTATTTAGGGTAAAGGAAATTTATTTACAAAAACTTAATATAGAAAAAATAATGGCAAAGTCAATAGAATTTATAGAAAATTTACCCGAATATGCTAATCAGTATATCGATATATGTTTAACACACACTAAAGAGGTTGCAACGGGTTCTGGTAAGATAGTTGAACAAAAGGAAAGGCATATACCTACAATAGCGTTTTTTCTTAATATTTGGATGCCTAGAAACGTTGGGGACAGTATTGCTAGGAAAACATATTACGAGTGGTTAAAAGGCAATTGTGAGCTAAAAAGTAACACTATAAAAAAGATAGATGACTTATTCCTTGCATTAGCGGGCGATATCGTAGCAAATGAAGGCAAAGGAATATTCTATGCTAAGAATAAATTAGGATGGACTGATAAGTTACAAACTGAAAATAGGGATGTATCTATTCTTAATATAGATCCTATTGATAACCCAATGGATTAATGCCACTAAAACAAA